TTATCAAGGACAACCCAATCGTGTGCAGCGATATGGACAATATGATCAAATGGACTTAGATAGCGAAGTTAATGCTGCACTTGATATTATTGCTGAATTTTCTACACTAAAAGATGAACAGAATAACATTCCTTTTGAGATAAACTTTAGTGATGAGCCCACAGAAAGTGAAAGTGATGTTATTGGTCGCACACTTAAACAATGGGTAAGTCTTAATAAATTAAACAAACGTATATTCCGTATCTTTAGAAATGCCATCAAATACGGAGATCAAATGTTTGTCCGTGATCCAGAAACGTATCAATTATACTGGGTTGATCCTGCAAAAGTTGATAAGGTAATTGTCAATGAGGGCAAAGGCAAGAAGGTAGAAGCATATTATATTAAAGATATGGACATCAATATTGAAAGTATGAATGTAACTGCCGATCAAAGTAAACTAACAAATCATGGTGTAGGTTCAATGGGCGCGCCATCTTTAAATGGTAACACAATGCAGGGCTATAATAGTGGCGCAGGTGCAAAGTTTGCAAATGAACAAAAATCTACGCCCGTTGATGCTAATCATGTAATTCATATTTCACTTAGTGAAGGGGTTGATGGTTTTTGGCCGTTCGGTAATAGTATTCTAGAGCCTATCTTTAAAGTTTATAAGCAAAAAGAATTATTAGAAGATGCTATTCTTATCTATCGTGTACAACGTGCACCCGAACGCCGTGTATTTTATATTGATGTTGGTTCAATGCCAACACATAAAGCCCGAGCGCATTTGGAACGTATTAAAGGTGAAATTCATCAAAGACGTATTCCATCTAAGACTGGCGGTGGACAGACAGTAACAGATAGTGCATACAATCCTTTATCTATAATGGAAGATTATTTCTTTGCACAAACAGCAGAGGGTCGTGGATCCAAAGTTGAAACTCTCCCTGGTGGCGAAAACTTAGGTCAAATTGACGATTTAAAATATTTTAATGATAAGTTAATGCGTGGCTTGCGAGTACCTACATCTTATCTTGGTCAAGGCGGAGATAGCGGCATTTATAATGATGGTCGTGTTGGAACTGCAATGATCGAAGAGTTTAGATTTACAAAGTTTTGTGAACGTATTCAATCATTGATTGTTGATGAGTTTGATAGGGAATTTAAGATGTTTTTAAAACATCGTGGAGTTCAAGTTGAAAGTTCTCTATTTAATTTAAAATTTAATGATCCGCAAAACTTTGGTAAATTCCGTCAGTCTGAAGTTGATGCAGTTGCAATGAATGTATTCTCATCTATTGAAGGGTCTGACTATATTAGTAAGAGATTTGCACTTGAGCGTTTCTTAGGCTTATCAAAAGATGAGATACTTGAAAATGAAAGAATGTGGCGCGAAGAGAATGATATTGCTTCTAATAATGAAGATTCATTTGGTATGAAAGATATTGGTTCTGTGCCATCAGATTCTGATTTTGGTGATAGTGAGTTTGATTTTGATGAAACTGATGTTGATGACACCGAAGATGGTTCAGTTATTGATGGTTCAGAAAACTCAGAAAATGACGAAGAGGCATAAATACTAGTATGAGATATTCAGAATTAAAAGAAAATTATGATCCCACCGAAGATAAGTCGGTAGTTGCAAGTTTAGATGATACCAGAAAGGTTCGTCTAACTCTAAGACATCTATCCAAACTTAGAAAAATACGTGATTATCGTAATTATGAAAAAAGTTTAAAGAGTGAACAGTTAAAAACACAATATGGTGGTTCAGCAGATTCATCTTCTCCTGAGATGTAAAATATATTTAATATTTTAATTATATTGTATGTTTTAACTATATGAAGTAAACTAAATATCTCTACAACTAAAAAACGGCTGAAAATAGCCGTTTTTCTGCTATTTCCCAAACAATTAAAAATTTACTTATAAATACTTTTGAAACAAGAGTGTTTCTACAACCTTGCCACTATTATTTTGGCGTGGCTTTAACTTTAGATAAGGAGACATAATATGTCAAGAAGCAAACTAGAACAAGTACTAGAACTTCTTATCAACGAAGAACGTGCAGCAGCAGAAGAGCTACTACATGATTTTATCGTAGAGAACGCTCGTCAAATCCACGAGGAACTTTTGAACGAAAGTGATGAAGTTGTAGAAGAAGACCTTGAGGATCTAGATGAGTCAGAAGAAGAAGAACTAGAAGAAGGTGAACTTTCACTAGAATCAGAAGATGACGCAGCAGAACTAGAAGCAGATGCAGAAGAAATCGAATCAGAAGAATTTTATGACGAAGATGAGATGGAAGATGATGAAGCATTAGATGACCTAGAGATGGGTGATATGGAAGATGATTCAGAAGAAGATGTCGAAGCACGTGTAGATGATCTAGAGTCAGCATTAGCAGACCTAGAAGCAGAATTTGAAAAAATTATGGCAGGTGACGACTCAGATGAAGAAGATGATATGGACATGGATATGGACATGGAAGATGATTCAGATGAAGACATGGATGAATCACTTGAATTAGAACTAGAAGAATCAGACGATGAAGACTTAGAAGAGTCAGCAGACGATGAAGAGTTGAACGAATATGTTACACCAGTATCAGCATCAGAAGGTGATGATGGCGACAGTGTAGCATCAACAGTCAATGCAAACGCAAAGCGTCCAGGCGATGATTCAAATGCAGCACCAGTAAAAACAAATGATGGTAACACATCAGGCGGCACGGGTGAAGCAGCAAAAGATATGAATACAGGCAACGTTAATGTGTCAGGTAATAAATCTGCCCCAGCAATGAAACCTGCAAAGTAATCCACAGAGATCAGGAGAAATACAATGACAATACTTATTGAAACGCTATCTCATAATCAAGCGGGTGTACAATCACGCATCGTTGAGAATGACAATGGTGAAAAGAGTATGTTCATGGAAGGTATTTTCGTCCAAGGCGGCGTTAAAAATGCTAACCAACGTGTTTATCCAGTTTCTGAAATCTCAAGAGCAGTGGAAAGTGTCCAGAAGAAAATTTCTGAAGGCTTTCCAGTTCTTGGTGAATGTGACCACCCACCAGAGTTAACAGTAAATGTTGACCGTGTATCTCATATGATTGAGAATATGTGGATGGATGGTCCTAATGGCTATGGCAAATTGAAAATTGTTCCAACACCCATGGGTAACATTATCAGAACACTAATCGAATCAGGCGCTACTTTAGGTGTCTCATCAAGAGGTTCTGGTGAAGTTGATAACAGTGGTAATGTGAAAAATTTCGAAATTGTTACAGTAGATATCGTAGCGCAACCGAGTGCACCAGAGGCGTACCCGAAGGCGATCTACGAGGGATTGATGAACATGAAAGGCGGTTACCAAGCTTGGAAACTCGCACAACATGCACATAGTGATAAGGCTGCGCAACAGCACTTATCAGAACAAATAGTTAAATTCATTCGTGAATTGAAACTTTAACAGGAGAAGCAACAATGGCAAACGAAATCCTTGCTAACCTTCTAGAGTCCGGCGCACTATCCGAAGAGGCTGGTGCCGCTATTACTGAGGCTATGGAAGCAAAACTAAATGAAGCAAGAGAGGAAATTACAGCCGAGTTGCGTGAAGAATTCGCACAGAAATTCGAACACGATAAAGGTGTTATCGTTGAAGCAATGGATAATATGTTGGAAACAGCAATCCGTGCTGAAATGGAAGAATTTAAAGAAGATCGCGAAACTCTAATCGCAGAACGAGTTAAGTATAAGAAAGCAATTTCTGAACACGCTAAAATCCTTGAAAAATTCATTACTTCTCAACTTGCAACCGAAGTCAAAGAACTACGTGATGATCGTACAAAAGTAGCAGAAAATTTAGATAAAACTAAAGAGTTTGTTACAAAACAACTTGCACGTGAATTAGCAGAGTTCCACAATGACAAGCGTGAATTAGTAGAAACTAAAGTACGCATGGTAGCAGAAGGCAAAGAACTACTTTTGAAAACAAAAGAGTCATTTGTTAAACGTTCAGCAGAGTTAGTAGAAAGTACAATTTCTAATGCTCTACGTTCAGAACTAACAGCACTTAAAGAAGACATTACTGCAGCCAAAGAAAATGAATTTGGTCGTAAGTTGTTTGAAGCATTTGCTGGCGAATTCATGTCATCACAATTGAATGAGGGCACTGAAGTAGCAAAAATGAACGGTAAACTAAACGAATCTGCGCAAAAAGTTGCAGAACTAGAAGAAATGATTGCTGATAAAGAAGCAGCTATTACTGAAGCATCACGCAAGCATCGTGTAATGGAAGATCGTATATCTCGTAAGACTGAGATGGATTCTCTATTGTCACCATTAGCAGGCGAGAAACGCAGAGTAATGTCTGATTTATTAGAATCAGTAAAAACTTCAAAACTAAAGGCTGCTTTTAAGAAGTATCTACCAGCAGTTTTAAATGAAAATGTTACTGCGCAAGCAGAAACAAAAACAACCCTAACTGAAAGCAAAGTTACAGAACATACTGGTGACCGTGGAGTATCTGTTGATACACAAGCGCAATCAAGTGACGATGCTAATATTGTTGTGCTAAAGAAATTAGCAGGACTATAAACACTTATTACAGGAGATAAAAAGATGGAAAATCTTTTTGAAGGTAACAACTGGGACACTACACGTGAAGCACTTCTAGAAGGTCTAGAAGGAACAAAGCGTGACGTAATGTCATCAGTTCTAGAAAATACAAAAGTTGCTCTTAACGAGTCAGCAACAGCAGGCGCAACACAGTCAGGTAACATTGCGACACTAAACAAAGTGATCCTACCAGTTATCCGCCGCGTTATGCCAACAGTTATTGCAAACGAAATCATTGGTGTTCAGCCAATGACAGGTCCAGTAGGTCAAATCCACACGCTACGTGTTCGTTATTCAGACACAGCAGCAGGCGTAACAGCAGGCGCGGAAGCACTATCACCATTTGATATTGCAAAGAACTACTCAGGTGACGCAAACGGCGCACCAGCAGCAACAGCATCAATGGAAGGCACAGCGGGCAACCGTATGTCAATCCAAGTCCTAAAGCAGACAGTAGAAGCAAAAACACGCAAACTATCAGCACGTTGGACATTCGAAGCGGCACAAGACGCAAACGCAATGCACGGTCTAGACATCGAAGCAGAAATCATGGCAGCACTTGCTATGGAAATCACTGCTGAAATCGACCAAGAAGTTCTAGGTTCACTAGAAAATCTTGCGACACAAGGCGCAGCATTTGACATGTCACAGTCGTTCACAGGTACACCAACATTTGTTGGTGATAAGCATGCCGTTCTAGCAACGCTAATCAACCAGCAAGCAAACCTAGTAGCACAGCGCACACGTCGCGGTGCAGCAAACTGGGCAGTTGTATCACCGTCAGCACTAACAGTGCTACAGTCAGCAACTACATCAGCATTTGCACGTACAACAGAAGGCACATTCGAAGCACCAACAAATACAAAATTCGTTGGTACTCTAAATGGCACAATGCGCATCTATGTAAACACATATGCAGCAGACGATGCACCAGTACTTCTAGGCTACAAAGGTCAAGGCGAAATCGATGCAGCAGCATTCTATTGCCCATATGTACCACTAATGTCATCAGGCGTTGTTGTTGATCCAGCATCATTCGAGCCAGTAGTATCATTCATGACACGCTACGGTTACGTTGAGCTAACAAACACAGCATCATCACTAGGCAACGCAGCAGATTACGTTTCAAAAATCGCTGTATCAAACCTAGCATTC